TCATCGATATAAAGAGGTCCGCCAGCCGCACGATCGAAATACTTATCCACGGTGCGCTTCAGTGGATCGACTGGAAAATGTTTGACCGCATTGGGAATGCGGGAGTTTCTGACATAGAAAAAGTCCTGGGCAATCTCTCCTGCGAGACCGGCCGCGATTCTTGGATCTTTGGGCTCGGGAAGATCGCGCTGACGAACTTCTTTGTGATCGACCGTATCGGTCGGAGGGAGCTGAGAGGCGGTGATCATCGGATTTTTTTTAGGACGTGCCATTTGGACTTTCTTTCTTATTTAAGAAGGCGACCAGGAAATCCGTTTCCCAGCCGCCCTCTAGTTATCGGGAAGAGAGGCTACCCGAAACTCTTAGACAGAACCGTCAGAGCCTTGATAGAAGAAGCGCGGATCAATGAAATCCGCGTTTCCACGTACCGAGAGCTTCCAGCGGAAGATATCTCGTTCGAAGCCGGCACCACTCTCAGGATTTTCTTGGGTGATCTTTGCCGCCTCGCGGATCTGAACGATGAAGGCCGGCTTGCTCGAATCCATGACGTACCACGCCTTGGAGTTCGCATTCGCCGAGCCATTTTGATCGAACATGAACCGAGAGATAACCGGCTCAGCAATTCCCTGAAGAACGTTGATCGCCAACGCTCCACCAGGCGAGCCGGCCGCTGCCGCACCCGACGGGTAGAAATTGGAGTTCAGGAGGGTCGCCAAGGTCCAACGATAGAACGGGGAGATCAGGATCTTGTCCGGATTGACCGCCATCTTGAGACCTTGCAGGTTGAGCTGATTCTCAAGCGCCGTGAAGGCTGTCTGCACGTTCGCTTGAATCAGAGCCACCGCCGACGATCCAGTCGTCGTACCGCCGCCCCTGAGAGGAGTAGCGGGTGGATTCCAAGGATAGAGCGTTTCATAGCTCGGCTTGGTTTCCGACGCCGGGATCTTGAGCTTCGCATAGGTCGAACCAGCGGCAATCGAATTTAACTTGCCGTAGGCCATGACCTCCCAAAGCTGAGCAGCGTAGTCAGCCATGTCGCCCACTTTCTGAGCGAACTGGCCGGTCTGATCGTCGTCGATCAGTTCGAAGCTGACTGGGAACATCTCACCGAATTTCTTATTTCGGAGTTTGATGTCCAAGCCAACCACGGACGCTTCTGCGTACCGCTCACCCTCGCCAAGCTCTTCAAGAAACGTCAGAGCATTGAGCGGAGCATAAAGCTCGGTATCACGCCCCGAGGGAATGACATGTGCCCACTGCTCATAAGTCGTCTTGACGGCAGGGTAGAGATTATTGACAGCGGTCTGAACGCCAGCACGAAGAAGCTGGGTGTTCATCGATGCCGAGTTGGTTTCGCGCATCACCTTCTTTTTAAAGGCCCCCCAGGAAAAATTCGGGTCAATGCCCATCGGCATTTTCTTCTGATCCCGAATATCGATCCCGTGTTTCTGGATCATGGATTCCCGAAATTCTTTCATTTCCGGGTTGGCCCAGACGGCCTTTTCCTTCATCTTCTGATTCACGTCCGCAGTATTTCTCCGCGAAAGTTTAATTGCAGATTCACTCATATTTTTTGGTCCTTTCCTTGGACGATTAACCGAGGCTCAACGTTCCAGCCGTACCGTTCGGGTATCGGCAGCCGTAGAGAATATCGCCAGTCGCTCCAGCAGCGGCAGAAGCCGTAGCAGAAAGACCGACGTAAATTCCCACGTGATTCGCATCACCAGGATTCACCGAACTCACGGTTTGATCATCTTGACCATCGGCCAAGTAAACCTTGGAACCGATGTTGAATGCATCGCCCGTTTTGAGCTTTAGCCGAGCCGTGACGCCGTACTTTGGTCCTGCGAATCCAGGGGAAACCTGGGCCGCATCGACCGCCGTCAGACCGTCATAAGGCCCTGCGAGTTTTCCGGAGGTCACGACGTTGTCGGCAATACCGACGATCGTGGCCGCATCCGCTGTCGCCGTCACTGCGCGAAGACAGAGAAGCCCGGTATCAAAGCAAATCTGACTGCCCTGATGCCAAGTGGAATTACTCGTGCTGGCCGCCTTGCCATCATCAAAAATGCTCTTTCCCGGTCCACCGCGAACGATGTCATCAACCGAGAAAGAAGCTGCGCTAATCGACATGATTCAATCTCCTTGTTAAATTTTTACTCTTCCACGCAATCGCCGAAACCCCCGGCTACACCGGAAGTCCCGCCTGCTGCGCCCGTAGGCTCTGCACCGTAAACGAAGCCCACACTCTCGGTCTCACTGCCGAGCTTGAAAGCTTCCTGAAATTTCTTAAGCTCCTCGTTGAGCTGCTTGACGGTCTTGATCGTCGGCAGGACGCTTTCCCGGAACTTCCCGGTCGCCTTACGAGACAAACCCGATTCCCGAAGCGCCTTCTCGGTCGCGTCGTTAAGGTCACGTTTTTCGATTTCCTGCTCAAGTCTGGCAATCCTTGCCACCATTTCCGTCATACCCTTTCCCCTTCCTTGGGCCGATTCGGCCACCTGATCTTTTTTACTGATCCCGTTTTTTGAAGCTGCCGGAGCGACCGACTTGTCGCCGTGAACACCGACCGCTGCGCCTGCCGGCTCTTCCGCTTCCGCCTGGCGGGCTTCGCCATCTTCTGCCGACTTCTGAGGATCGGCATTCGCGCCATCCGCACCGACAGCGGGCTTTGCAGCGGCCTGTTTGGCCATCATGTGCTTGGCCATCTTCATGGAATGCCCGGCCATGGCTTCGGCTTCTTTGCCTTCGAGACCCATTTCCTTGGCATGGCCCATGTAGCCTGACATCATCTGCTTATCTTCATCGCTGAAGCCGTCGCCGAGGTATTTCTGCATGAGGGTTTTGATCAGCTCTTCATCTTGCTCCGCATCGGGATGAGATCCATCCTGGCCGTCCGCGCCGTCGGCACCTTCAGCTTCTTTTTGATCAGCTTCCTTCTTTTCCATTGGTTTCTTTCCCCCTTCGAGGAGTTGATTGATTTTCCCGCCTGCCCCGGCCACCGTGACAAGATCGCAAGAGACGGCGGAACTCATCTCTCTGACAGGGCGAATCACTTGAACGCCCTTTTGCATGGCCTCATTCAACTTTGCCAAACACGCTTCTGGGATCTGTCCTGAGTTCAAGAACTCCTGAATCGGAACGGTATCGAAATCCCCACTCGCATTGATCGAAAGACCGACCAATTCCTGTCCAGGATGCTTCTGAGAGTACTGGAGGGATTCAAGCATCTGTGTGCGGTATAAACTGAGAGAAGGATCAGGTAAGAGAACCAGATCGCCAGTTAGGACGGTAATTCCGGATTCTTGAAGATCGGCAGACACATTCTCGAAATAGCCAGCAAGATCCCGAACCGAACGTTCGGGCCTAGTCTGCTCTTCAATCTCATCCGGATGATCGATGAAGTATTGGCGCCCCTCGAAGATGGGGACTGCCGAAGCCACGGCTTCTTTCGTGTAATAGAATGCATCCTTGAAATTCCCCAAGCCTTCAGAAAGAAGATCAACACGAAACCGCTTTCCGGGTTGACCATCAGCGGTCGCCGAAGCTTCTTTGAACCTGGAAAGAAAGTTGAAAGAGCCCGATTGCTTTTGACCCTTTTTTGTCTTTTCTTCAGCAATCTTTCGATGATCATCAGCGAGTTTTGTTAATTTTCCTGCCCCTTGTGTGTCCTTGGGAATGCCCGAGACATTGCTCAATCTAACGCTTGCCAAAGTATCGAGTGATTTTGCTGCATCAAGATGCTTCTGCGGCCCCCAATTTTTGGTCCCAGTTTTGGCATCTGCATAGAGATGAGAGCCATCCTTCATTTGATGAAGAGACGACTTACGACCACTTCCTTTGCCGCCCTCTTCCGCACCAGCTTGTTTCTGGCTCGACAAAAATGGAGCAGAATTTGCCGGAACTTTTCTCTGGGCCACCGATTGATGACTGAGGAGTGCGCTCATTCCTCCGGGCTTCTTGATCACTTGATGAATCTCGCCCGCATTCTTCTGGCCCACCGAAGTCGTGCAGACGGCGTAGGCATTGTCCACATTTCCTTTTTTGGAAACATCATGGACACAGTTTTGCCATTTGGGACCATGATCGGCTTGGCATTGCTGGCAAGGTTTTTTGGATTCATTCCCAAGTGCGTTGGCTCCCGCGCGGGCGACCTGGGGAGATGAGGAGGCGGTACCCGATTGTTTCACACCAGTTGGTGCGCATGGGCGTGGTTGACCGGCTTTAGATCCCGGCTGACCTGGCTTTAGAATCAAAGATAGAGATGCGGGAATCACCGCATGTTCTCGAAGGCTCACCAAGAACTCCGTTTCGTTACCGAGGATTTCGCTCGGAAATTTACTTCATTGTAAAAACCGCCCCGATCATCGGGACGTAACTGTGGGTCTAGAATGAAATCTTTACAGAGATCATATCCCATGTCACGCGCAATCCGATCGGCCTGATCCAAAGAATCCACGCGATAGCCTTCGACGTAATACTTTTGGAGGCATCCCAGTTGCGGATCTCCTTGGTCAATCGCTGCGAGCTCATCATCTGGCCTGCCCATGTACTTCTCTTTGTTCCGGACGAACTCTGAAAGTGTGGGCATGCCGTAGCGTTCGGGATTCTCGGCAATGTCTTGGATCGAGACGTTTGAGAAATCAGGGGGGATCACTGGACGCTCCCTGGGGATTGGTCTCGGTTCGTCGTATCGGCCCTATCTTGCTTCGTGAGCGCTGAAGTCGGCGGCGATGATCCGTTGCCAGAACTAACGGCCGGTTTCGCGGCAGCGGCGGCCGTGGGAGCTGTCAGAGGGGATGTAATCGTGGGCGAGATGTGGTCATTTCCTTCTTCAGCGATCTGGCGCTTCTCTTCGTCGTAATCGTAATCATCTAAGCCGCCGAGTTCTTTAGCGGCCAGTGGGGCAGCGGAAGCGCGAGAGAGATAGCCTGAATCCTCGCAGAATTTGATATCCTTGAGTTTGGCGGACGAATCTTGACTAATGACCTCAGGAAAGCTGATGCGACATTCAGCTCCCTTGACGCCATGTCCATCTTGAAGACGGCGCCAGAGATCTTGAAGAACCCGGGCAACTTCGAGTTGGCGACGTTCAAACTTCTTGGCGACAGGCTCGGTTCCCACGATCGCGGACGCCTTGGTCTGGCCGGCCGAATGTTCTAGACCGAAATAGGAAACGGGAATCTGAGTGCCGGCCGCGACCATGGATATTCCCAAAGACATCGTTTCATCGCGTCCGCCAGCTCTCCCTTGATTGGCGAGATACTGCCTCTTGATCGCGGCAGTGTGGATAAACCGAGACCCGGCAGGCTCAAACTCTCCGAGTGCGGCGAGAGAGTTCGTCAAATTATCCACATCGGTCTGAGATCCCTGGACTTCGATATCCTCAGTCCATGCCGATTGTTTCTTGAGCGAAATGAGCTTGTAATTAATGCAGTCCCGAATCCATTTGAGGTATCCCAGGACGGGGAAGAGATCGGAACGCCCACGCTTCTCGTTCGAGACGCAGTTGTACTTGTAATGCATGATGTCGCCGGCAGGGATTTGTTGCATCACGAATTTCGAAGTGGGGACCGCTTTGCCAGCGCTAGTACCTGTATAAATCTGGTATTGAGTTGGAAAGACGATCTGATAATAGAGAACGCGCCGGATATCCTCGGGGAATGTCACGATCTCCCAGCAAGTAGAAGGGTCCACTAATCGAATCCGAGGAATCAATCCTTTGGCCGGCTCTTGTCCTGGAGCATCTTGATACGAGATGAACGTGTCTTGGTTGGGAAGCCACCAGATCATGTTCTCGCCGTAGATCGAGCCCTCTTTGACGACATCTTCCATCATCTCGGGGAGATGGTTGACTTCTTCGAACGCCTTCCAGACTGCCATGGCTTTTTGGTCTTCGCTGTCCACGCGATAACCCCGGCCGAGAACAAAATCGCGGGTAATGTGAACCACAGCGCGCGCCAGAGGATGGTGATGATACTCATGGAAGCAGTAGGCATGGGCTCGAAGGTAATCATAGAGATAGGGCTGTTTGTTGAACGGACCGCCCAGGAGAGGGACAAAGTCGTCTCCGACCAAGCCAGCATTGGCTCCCGCATTCGTTCCTTGGCCGCCGTCGGTCGCAAAGTTGTCCGCTTCCCTGAATTTCTTTAACCGGGTATTGGATTTCCAAACTTCTTTGAGCTTTTCCTTACCCTGGATGCGCCGATACCGATAATTTCCCTTGGTGTCCGCTTCTAGGAATACGCCCTCGGCATCCACATTCTTATTGGATTCCAGGCACGCCATGAGCTCTGGAATGGTGTGAACGGACCTGAAATTCCCAGGATCTCCTGGCTTGAAAGAGTCATCGTAAAGATAGGTTTCGGGATTGAAGGTCGCTTCCGAGGCAAGAACATTGAGTGCGAGCTTGCGTTCATCCGTGCTTTGAGCAATCGGAGAAGGGACGACGGGCGTTCGTTTTGCCATTAACTATGAGTAATCCACAACATTGTGAATAAATCAAAGCAATAGTTGGAAATGAAAAAGCCGCTTGCCTTTTTAGGGGCAGCGGCTTATGAATCTATTTGCAAAGACAGATTGTGAGTCGGTTATCAGGCATTCGCCGAAATAAATCAATCACTATCTTAATCGCCGAGGATGTTTTCCCTCAACTCGTTAACCCAGGGAAATTGAGTACGGGTGCAGTAATGCGCTTATGAAGGCGGTCTGGGGCTGAGGATGGGATGCCGAAACCGGCGCCGAGTCGCCCGGCTAAACTCCTTAGATAAGGATCGCTGGAAGTTCAAGATTGTCCGAGTTGGATTGAAAGAATCTTAGGGTTCTGAGGCGGAAGTTTCAGATACCCGTGAGTGCTTTGCCGGTTTGCTTCTCTATTGAGCACATGGTCTGAAAAGATCTTAAGCCTGTGACCCAGGTGCCCTGACAGAATGGCAGGGAATAGATTCAATCTCTAGAACAAGGACAGGACAACCTCGGATTAACTCGGGACCATGAAAGAATGGTGGTCTCAAGAAGGGGTGACTCTGTGCCTAAATTAAGAAAGAGTATGGTCTTCTATGAACAGATCCTGCGTTCGCTGCAAGAAAGAGATCTTGAGAAAGTCTAGAATCGCTGGTGTCTGTATCGGATGCTTTGTCACCAGGACCAATGATCTTCAGAAGGAATATAACCGCACCACTTCTGTGGCCTATACCGATGACTTTGAGAAGAAGAAGGGAAAGGGACGGGTTCAAGGATGGCAGAAACCTAAATCCCCTTCTGCCCAATCCCGATC